ATCAACCACAACTTACACAACAAATGAAACTGTATTATGAAGATGAATTAGCTAGAGCATTAGCAGAAGATGGATCAGCTTCTAGTACATACATAACACCAAAAGCATATTATCCAGGAGCATAATGGCAAAGTACGCAACAGGTAAATACGCAAAAGCAATATCAGATAGATCAGGTATGGAGTTTCCATACAAAGAAATGGTTAGAGAATGGAATGGATCGTTTGTACACATATCTGAGTTTGAACCTAAACAACCACAATTAGAACCAAAACCTATGAATGGTGATTCTATATCTTTACGTAATGTTAGACCAGATAGAGTAGAAACAGCTGTTCCTAATCTTTTACCTGTAAATGCTTTTACTATTACCGATGGTTCTACAACTGTATCTGTTAATGAACCTAATCATGGTAGATCAACAAGTGATACTGTTAGATTTAGAGATGCTTCAAATGTTGCAAATTTACCGGCAGCAACAATAAATGCATCAGGAGGGTATACAATTACCAAAGTTAATGATAATAATTACACGTTTAGTTCTGGAGTTACAGCTTCAGTAACATTAAAAGGAGGAGGTGACATAGCTTCAGCAGGGCCAGTCACAGTTACAGCATGATAAATAAAATTTGGAATTGGATTAAAAATCTATTTGTATCAGAAAAACAAGATCCACATCTTACTTTGTATGAAGAACCTGTGAATCGTAAATTGGAAAAGATAAATAGAAAACATAAAAAAGGATCAGAGTAATGGCAGGATTAAGTGCATCGGGATTAAAAACACAAATAAG